TAGCGACTTCTCGCGCCTCGATAAGATCAATCCCAAGCTCTTCACTGATTCGCTTAGTATCGACAAAGTCTTTTTCGCCACGCCTTACACTTGTTAAAAGCAAGTCTTTAACTTTAGTCGGATCAATAATGTCAGAATCTAAACCATATCGACTTAAATTATTCAAAGACTTGTAAAGCTCAATTTGTTTATTTGCTATTTGATCGATATTTTTCGCGCCAGCGTCTTTCAATGATTTTACTACTAATTCGTGCGCCGCAACGAGACCTTTATACAATCGACTATCTGGACTGACTCCAGCAATTTTCGTAGCGAGTTGATTTCTAATCTGTTCCAACTGGCCAGCATCCACTAATAATCGTTCTTTAGGGATTTTTTTTATATCAAATTGCTGGCTAACGAATTGTTGATTTTGAGCAATTTGAGTTCCAAAAAGTTTATCGATTTCATCAATCTTTTGTTTAACGGATGGGGATAGTTTATCGATATTTTTAAAAAGTTTTGAAAACTGCTCTTTGCGAATTTCAACATCTCCGCCACGTTTTTTTAGTCCAAAACTTTTCAAAAAATCTTGCGCTTCAATAGACTTTTTTAATTCTGCGTTTATTGGCCCGATGACGTTTGGTGCCAAGTCTTCTAATTGTTTTCGAGCAACACTATACAACTGCCCATACATCGTTTCCATTGGAGTGGTTTTGCCAAGTTCTTTGGCAAAGCTTGCCTCCATATCGAACGCTTTTTTTATACCTACTAACTGACTGCCCTTCAAATAAAGTTGGGACAAAGGAAGTTTAGTTCCTTTAAGAACCGCTTGAATCTCTTTTTGAGATAATCCTCGAGGTTTAACAATTCCCAAGTTAGCAATTGCTTGTTGGATTAGGTCAGATTTTAGCTGAGCAATCTCTTGAGCAATTTGCTTTCCACCAGGACCGATTGCAATTTCATCAATTCCAAGTCGCTTTGCTGTTTCATCAATAATGTTGAGATAGGGCTTTAGTGGTAAGGCCTGAGGATCTACTTTTAATTTTTCCACAGTTTCAGCCATTTTGGCCCATCGAGGTTGCAAAAACGCTTCGCGCTTCTTTTCAAAATCATCAAAGACAAAATCAGAGACTTCTTTAATAAGTCTAGCCGCTTCTTCGCCTTCCGGAATTCCTGCATTTTTCTTGGCAATTTCAAAGGAAGTGTCGATGACATCATCGAGCTGCTTTAGACTTGCACCGATTTTTGGATCTAATCGAATGTCATCGGGACTAATTGTTTTTTTTGCTTGTTCTAAAGAATCAACAATTTCGCCAAGCTTAATCGCTTTTGCTTGAATAGGGGCAACGCTTTCGTCGGCCTGATTCGCCAGCGCTTGAATTGTCGAATTTCGCTTGGCTTGTAAGTCTTGAGCCAGCTCAGTCGCTTTTGATAAAACAGCATCATCAGGAATGTCTGAGCGAGCAATAAAATCTTGAATTTTATCAGGCTTTGCGTTGATTGTTTTAATCGTTTGTTCGTCAAGACCGATAAGTCTTTGAGGCCAATCTTTAAAAGTTGATGAAATAGAATCAATAGTGCCTTTGGCTATAGGAGCAATCAGTTTGCCTCCAGCTCCCAAAGCTCCTCCTAAAATGGAGGATAGACCCAAAGTCGCAACTGCATTTTCTGCAACTTGCTTTGGATCTCCTAAAGCAGCTTCTGAAACAACTTGTCCCGCTCCATAAGCTAGGCCTTCGACTGCTGAGCCTAATCCCTTGGCTGCTGCGCTTTCCACAACCTTTCGAGCCGCACTCTTGCTTGCTTCAGAGACAAACTGTTTTGCAAGGGCACCCTCAGCAATTTGCCCAGCCGCACTGACTAATCTAGTCGGCGTAGCTGCAACGCGTGCTGCTGTAGCCAACGCCCCCGCTCCACCCGTCACAAGACTTGGTGCAACAGCTCCAAAGACTTCACCAGTTAAAGATAGCCCAGGACGAAACTTTTTTAGTTTTGCTAAGCGCTCATTCAGACCAACGGCACGGGCTGCAACGTCGGACAAACCAAAAGTAACCCCTCGAGCGATACCTGCGCCAAGAGCTGCTGCGCCAGGTAGAACGCCTTGAAACTCAGCAAACTCAGTTTGTTTGAGAAAATCCTCAGGACTTAATAAAGCTGGGCCAGGCTGCGCCGCAACCGGAGTCTGTGGCATTAGTCCTTCAGTTTGCTTTAGAAAATCCTCTGGATTCATCAAATCAGCCATTTATTGCCCCAAAATCAAAAGCGCTCTGTCTCGCACCTGTTTAGCTTGTTCATCATTTGGATTTTGAACAAGTCTTTGATTAGCCGCCTGTAATTGTGCTTGAGCCTGTGCTTGTAGCGCAGGAGTTACTTTAATTGCCTGTCTTTGTGTAGGTGCAGATACTTGAGCAGATTGAATTTGACCTACTACATAAGGAAGAGCCCTCTGACCCTCAGCTCTCAAACCAGCCAAAGCCGTTTGTCGTGCCGATGCTTTTTGCTGAAGAATTTCTGGTGAATCACCAGGTAAAGCAAAATACTTTTGATATTCCCGAGTAAACTCGTCTTTAGCAATTGCAGCACCAGACTCTTTTCTCAAAACAGCGGTAATGAAATTGCTCGCAGCCTGTTCATATTTTTTTAAATTATTGGACTTGGCTCTTTCTGGAAGAAAAAACGTTTGAGCACCAACACCCAATGATGCTGGATCGAATCCTTCTTGATCAAGTTCAGATAAGATTTGTTCAGCTTGATCACCCCTAGCCGCAAATGTTGCTGCTAAAAATTCATTTTGTTTAATGTCTCCGAACTTAGTTAGTTCTGTGCCAGTCGCTTCTCTTTCCAGTTTTGCAGTCTCTGCTTTCAGACGAGCGAGCTCTAGAAATTGTTTATTTCTTTGATCTAAGATGTTGGCTTGCAAGGCTTGAAATTGCGGCAAGGCCTCAACTTCTTTTCTCTTTGCAGCAATTTGCATCAACTGCGTATTAACCTGATCTAACGCCAAAGCTTTGTTGGCCAATCTAAACTGTTCTTTATCTTTGAAAGACGATTGAAGATCGTTGATATACTGACGCTGATTTAAAAATGCTCGATTCTTGTTATCAATGTTTGCTTGTTGAATTTTTAAATCGTCATCAATCGCTTTATTGATGATATCTAACGCATAGTTCGGACCTTGAGCGAGAGATGCTCCTAAGGCTCCCAAGCCAACTGCAATCGCCGCACCAATCTTTTGAGGTGTCGAACGACGCGCCCAATACGATTCAACTGGTGTTGATGCTATCTGCTCACTTAAATTAGTAAGTTTATCGAGCTCAGGCTTTACTTTAAGATCATAGTCTTCTTGCGCTTTTTGCTGTTCTGCTTGAAATGCAGACAGAGCTTTTTCTTGCGCCTTGATCGCTTTTTGTTCTTCTCGTGCTGCTTGCTGTTGAGCTTCCATCATTCCTCGCGCTGATTTAGCTTGAAGCCCAGCCGATCTCACCAAAGCATCTTCCATTCCACCAAACGAAAATGGACTAACAGGCTGTTGAACAGGAGGCATAATAGGAGCCATCACAGGAGCTTGAGGAATTATTGGCTGTTGTGGATATTCGTCTAAATAAACTTCTTGAGCTGGCTGTGGCAATGCCACAGGACCAACTCCAGCACCAGGCGTAAAATTTCGTTCTGCCATTGGCTGATTCATGCCTTGTAACATTTTGAGATATTCATTGGGCGGGATGCTCATTTTTTGCTCCTTATCCAATTAAGTTATTTTGAAATTGTGGCGCTAATCCGGTTGAGAGTTGCCCGGTTTGCATGGCTTGAGCTTGCTGAGGTGTCATCATTCCCATCGCTGCAAGACTTGCTGCACCTCCAAGCAATCCGCCAAAAGCTGCCCTTTGAGCGGCCCGAGCTTGAGAGGCTCCGCCCATAGCTAACTGCTGTCTTTGCAAAATATCGCCCGCTCGAAGCTTTTCAAGTTCAGCCATAATTTGCTGGCGAATCAGCGCCTCTCTCATGGCCATGTCTTGAGCACTCATTTCAGTTTGAGCCCGCTGCGCTAAAAACTGCGCGAGCTGTTGTTCAGCGCCAGCCTGTTCAGCCGCTCTCATTTGTGCTGCTTGCTGCGACAGAGTTTGACCCTGTTCTGCAAACTGCTGTTGCAGACCTCGAATACCAAGTCCAGCCTGTCGCCCCCTTAAACCAGCAAGAGCGGCCTGAAGAGATTGCTGCTGTCGTTGTTGTCCGGCTTGTAGTTGTAATTCAGCAAGAGATGGGGCTTGTCCTGCTGCCCGTCGTCGAAGAGTTTCACCAAACGTTGCCATCTCGCCACGTGCAGCTTTCGCCTCTTCTCCAGAAATAGGAGCAAGTTGAAATGTTTCTGGTCGATACTGATAGGCCTGTTTTTGCAGTTCTTCAAAAACCTTTGTGCCCGCAATCTCTTTCGTTCTCGGCTTTACAAGTCCAGTCGCTCGCCCAATACCTTTTAAAAAACCACCTATTGCCATATCTTACCCCACAGTTTTGTCTGCGTTTAGTTTGTAGACCCCGTCTTTGATGGCTACTTCGAGCATCAAATGACTAATGTCCATCGAGGCTCCGCTGTCTCCAATGACAACATCCTCAAACTTAAATTTTACTGACTCACACTTTTGCCGAGGCATGTGGAATCGAACTTGATAAGTCGTCTCATCATCGTTCGTTCCAAAAAATTCATCATCTCCAAACAATGCCTCTGAGCCGTACAAGGTCACATCAAATAAATCATCTGCTGACCAAATAATTTCGTCCGTGTAGTAGTCTTGATAATCATAAGCGATCGAGATTTTAAGTTTGTGATCACTTTTAAACGTACCAACAACGATGCCTTTTCGGACACGCTGAAAGCCTTGCAAGCTATTGAGTTTGATCCAGCCAGTTTCTATTTTAAGAGCAACGTTTAAGTTTTCATCTTTGTAGAAATTATCTGTCTCTTGCAAAAGTTTCACTGTGTCCGTTTTGGCAAAAACATAGCTATTCTTATAAATCAAAGCATCTGAAGCCGCTTGATTCGTAAACACAACCCATTGTTTTTGAAAGTAGTCGTAAACAAGAGCATTGCCAGACTCCAATGTAAATCGAACTTGATTAGTGTCTGAAACCAAAGTTCCTGAAGTTACAGCCTCTCCATTAAATGACTCAACGTCTCGGCCTACATACTCAAGGTTTAAATCTCTCGTCAAAAGATAAAAGCCCTTTGATGACTTAAAGTAGCATCCCTCAGCCGTGTTCGTAATGCTTGCGGGCTCTGAACAACCGACGTCGGATGTGATCAAATCTGGCTCTGTAAACGTATCTTGTTGGCCAAGATTGTTCGGACCATCGCCACTGAAAAAGAAAATCTTATTCTCTTTGAATGCGATGATTTTATCATCAACGACTGTGAGGCCAAGAATGTCTTTCCCTTTAAGATCAAATGTCTTTACAAAGCCTGGGTTAAATCCAGGCTGTTCTGAATTGTCGATAGACTCTTTTGAGTACCAGATCTCTTGTGGATATTCAGAAGGCACAATAAAACATCGTGTCTTATTGACCGCAATCAACTTGGGACTTGGAGGAGCGATATTTTCAAGCTCGCCACCTGTCGTGTACAAAACTTCGTTACCGATGATTGAGCTGTCTGGCTGACTATCAATATAGGTGCTTTGATAGGCTCCAGAGTCATTGTAGGCAGGAGCTGAAATCGAAGTGATTCGATAGTAGATAACTCCGCCTGCTTCGGTTCGATAAAGAGAAATGATCACGTTTGGATTTGTTTTTAGAGTCATTGAGGCTGGCAATGCTTCTAAAACCAAAGCCACGGGTTTAGGCCCCGCAGCCACAGTCACTGAATTACTAAAGGCTGGTGCGCTTTGATGTCGAACTCCAGCGGCATCGGTCCACTCATAAACCGCAGCATAGGAATAAGTTCCATTAGCCAAAGTACCCGCAGTTGATCCCGTCGCCACTCCTGCCTGAAAATACTCAGGAAACTTATTGAACCCATACTCTACAAGTTGAGCGCCGTCATATGACTGCAAAATGCCACTTTGCAAAACAAGGTTTTCAATGAACTCTTCGCTAAAGTATTGATTTACTGAATTGAATGTTACGGTGCTTAAAAAGATACCTTGAAGCCAAAGTCGAGTTGTTTCTGTCAGTGTGACGAGTCTTGATCGAACTCCCAGGGGAACTCCCCACGTATCACCTGAATAGTTCACAAACTTAGGAAGCGATGAGTACGCCTTAACTTCTTGAGCTTCCCCAGGACGCATCTTCGCTTGAATTGCGCCAGTTTTTGCCGAATAAATAAAATAAGTCGGCTGCTCTGTTGAAACATATTCCCCCACAAAAAACACGTCGTCATTAGCCACGAAAGCTTTTGAAACCAAATGCTGATTTAAAAAGCTCGAGCCAGCAGCAATCGTGCCCCCACTTGTTGCAGTATAAACTCGAGTGTTCCATGACCAATAATAAGGCGATGTGCTTCCGTTGTAATATCCTTGAGGAGTTACCGTAGCGGTGCCTGAAGCGGTCACATCGAGACGATCTCCAGAGATGTTTTGAATAGCTCCATGAAGAGTTGTAAACGCTGTAAACCGATCAGCAGTTGTGGCACGCACAAAGTAATCTGTGCTTGTAGAAAGCGCTGGTGTTGTTGTGATGCCGACAACGCTTGAGAATCTTACTTTCATTCCCGTCTGTAGATCATGATCAGCGCACACAAATTCTTCTGTTCCAGTATCCGCACTGGTCACACTGCCTGTTACCATGCCAGCTTCTTCAATAATCACATAAGCTTGAGCCGGATTGGAAGGATTCATCGCCATTGTAAGAGCCTTAATGTCTCCTGTTGCACCCGTGACAGATGTTGGAGCCAAAACAGCAGCTAAAACCACGCTTCGCACAAAGTATCGAACAATAGCATTTGAGGTGTTGTAGTAAGCCACCCATAAATTACTGGAAGCATCAGCAATCACAGAAATGCACTGATCAGCGTTCTCAGTTATGCTTGCTGCATCTTGAGTCACTGTCACGGTAGGAGCATTGCCAATGCAAATTCCAAAGGTAACCCCACCTCCGGCTCGATTATATGCAAAAGCAAATCGAGTCGAATCCATCTTATAAATATCAAAATGTTGGTTTGCTAATGTGGAGTTGATGTTAGTGCTTGGAAAGTTTTGCTCAGACTCAAGAACTCTCAAATTGCTTAACGCAATTCGTCTATATCTTAACGCTGTTGATCCAGAAACCGCATATAAAATAAAAGCGTAGTTATCCAGAATGACAACTTTTGGAGAGTGAGCTCCTGCTGTCGTTGTCACAGATGCCTTGTTAATGATGACGGTATTATCAGCCGTATCAATAACGCTATATTTGATCGCTGCGGTTCCTGCGTTTGAGTCCATCCACGCATGAATGGCCAAGTTATCAACGCAATCCCAATCCCCTGCACTCTGAACGTTGTTGTCATCAACGATTTGCTCAGAGCCAATAATCATCTGTGGAGTTTTGCCGATGCCGTTAAATAAATCAGCACTAGGCGCATAACTCGCACCATACCCTTGAGAGAAAACCAGAAGCTGTTCTTTATAAGAGCCAAGAGCTTCAATGCTATCAAGAGTGATTGTTGAACCTGAGTCGGTAAAAGAAAGTGTGTTGCCAGCGAGATTAGTAAAGCCTTTACGTTTACTAATAGATCCCGTTTTGGTCAGAATCCCATTTTCAAGATTCAGCAGCTTGTTATCTGCCACGTACTTTGCGTCGGTTTTCGTATCGACACCGTTTGCAAAGATCACTTGAAGATATTGATTCTGTAATGCCATGGTTTTTCCTTAAAGTTCGTAGGCAACAAGTTTGCAGCTATTAACTCTAATTTGACTTGTAACCGCGGCCAAATTGACTTGCATTTTGTAAGTGTAAGTTCCAGCCGACTGAACATCAACGGTACCAAAAGCAAGGGGCATTATATAAAATCCAGTCGTGTCGTTTGATCCAGACACCAAGGCTTCTTGAGGAATCACAAGTTGATGCTGAAACATCGTCAAACCATCTCGCAGCAAATAAAACTGACCTTGCGACCCACCAGTCGTTGCCCCGTTTCGTCTTAAGTTTAAAAAAGAGTTGCCCGCGGTATTGTCAGGCACAAGCCCAATAAAAATGGGTCGTCCCGATGTGGTAATCGTGACGCTTAAATTCGTGACATCAACGTTAGTGATTGACGTTGTTGTAAACGTTCCGGAGCTTGCACTAATCGCAACTCCGCCAGCCGCAACCGTTGTCCCAGTCGCTCTGGTTCTTGAAGCAGCAATGGCATTGGCTCCTGTTGAAGTCATGTTCGTTCCGATGCTGTCGTATGTCAGAGCTTGAATAACTCCACCAGATGTCATGCCCAAAGGCTGTGTTGATGCGGGAGCGGCGTCCGGCAGGGTAATGGTATAAGCCGTCACCGAGTTAGAGACCTTCAATGTCAGTGCATTTGAAGGGCTTGCCGTAAATGGATATATATTAAGCTCGCTCAAATTATGCTTGGCGTATTCAGTCGCACTTGCTTTCCAAGTAAAAGCATTGGTTGCAAACTGTGCGGATGCAGGAGAAGCAAGGCCTCCGATAGAACCTGAGGTCCCCGAAATAGATCCAGCATTGGTAATTTGAACGGCTGTTCCAGAACTGTTGGTATAGTACAAGTCACCATTGAGAACGTGCACATTAGGTCGATCATTCGCACCGACTGGGCTTGCTCCTTGGCTAACAAGTTGAACAAATGAAAGATTAAACGCTTTTTGGTTTCCAAAGCTCAGAGCTGCATTGATGTTCAGACCAGCTGCCGGAACTTGTACGCCTTTACCGCTCGAATGATCGTGAACATCAATGATATTGAAGTTATCAACGATATTGGTTCCCGCTGTAGCCCCTGGAGTGACTCCAACGACCGGTAGTGTTAATCCCATTGCTGCTGTTGCCATGCTCTCTCCTAAAAAACGTAAATCTTTGCTGCGGTCATTCTACCGTTTGCGTTTATTTTAAAAAACTTTGTTCTGTCTGGTGATTCCCTCTCACTCAATGCAAACCCAAATGAATACTCAGAAGCAACCTCGTATTGAGTCCAGATTGTAAAAACTTGATTCGCTGCTGTCGGCCAATTCGATGAGGTGTTGAAATTGTGATAAACCACAAATCGATTGTTCGCATAATCAATCAGCATTTGTGTAGCTTCTCCAGGCGTTCCACCCGAATCATCTTTATATGTTACCATCGGAACCGCAGCGGCTCCCGTTGGAACAATCATAGGGACTGGAGGCTCAACAAAAATTCTAGGGTCTGCAACCCCTCCAGTTGTCACCTGCAAATACATATGCACTTCGCAGATATCTCCTACGATTCGATAATCGGCATGATAAGCATTCGTAAGAGTCGCTGTCATACTACCACCGGCAGAGACGTTTGGTGTAAATGCTGTAAAGTTAAATGGATCTAGGCGACCGTTTCCAGTCGCACATAAAATAAAGCCTCGATATTCACGACCCAACTTATGCTCAATTAGATTGTCACCTGCATTCAGAGCTAAATCTTCTAAGAGCAGCCCATCAAGTAATGGGTTGGTAATGAAAGGCTGTAAAGCCTCTCTGACGTTGTCTTGAACGCCTTGAAGGCTTGGAACTTTCGGATCGTTAATCTTTTTGTAATTAGCGATCATTAGTAAAACCTAAATTCTGTTCCTTGCTCAAACTCGATGCGTCGTGTGTCTGCGATTCGTGGGCTAAATGCTGCGTCTCTGTTTCCAGCGGCTTCTTCGATTCGCTTAATCAAATAAGCCTTTCGATTCATCAAAGCTGCGGTGTTTGACTCTTCCTTCTCCAAACATTTGATGGCCGCATCAACGATAACATACTCTTCCCATCCGGAATAACCATCAAACGTGTCTGAATCATTGACTAAATAAGTAGGAAGTGGCGCATACCAAAGCCGAATTTGATCGCCACTGGTAGGCATTGGAACAAATCGAATGCTGTTTCCTTGGATCTTATATCTTAAATAGGCCGCACCAAAAACGCCCCGATAAAGAGCGGTGGTGTATTGGTTTCGCTCTGAAAATTCAAAACGTTTAAGAGTCGAATATTCTCCGTTTTGAAGCTGCAAATCGACACCAAGCAATTTATAAAAAGCGGCAGGAAGTGAATAAGTATCCGTGTTAGGTACAAGATTGAAGCTTGTCGAAAGCAAAAAGTAATCGTTACCAAACTTTTGAACGAGAAGATCGTAAAGCTCAGCAATGCTTGTATTAATAAAGCTCAACAACTCAGAGTCAGCAATAAACTGTGAGCTAACCATGTCCGCTCTTTGTCGAACCTGGGTTTTTAGTGAACTGAGTGTGACTGTTGCCATTGAATCCCCTCAAAAAATCGGGGGGCGTGCCCCCCCCGTCGCCGTTTAGCTTTCGCCCTCTTCTTCGCCTTCTTCTTCCATCTCTTCTGAGTCTTCACGACACATCGAGACGAAATTTTTCATGTACTCAGCAAACTTCTCAACATCCTCAGCCGCAATGGCTTTCATGATGAGTTTTGCTTGAGACATCATGGCTTCTTTATAAGCGTCAACTTCTTCTGGACCTTCCTTAGGCTTCATTTCAAGAGGCTTGGGTTCTTTCATTTTAGAAAGAATTTCCATCGCCACCGAAGACTTCGGAGCATCCATTTTCTTTGAGCTTACAATGATTGCCGCAAGCTTTTTAGGGCCGCCCATGAGCATCATGGTCCACCCCCAAATTACGGATTGATTGTTGAGTTTTTAAATACCAACGTGATGTAAAGCGTGGTCGCTTCAGTGGTCACATCTGTCGGCGTTGCTCCTGTCAACAATCGAAAATCGATTGTTTTTGAGGTCAAAGCAACGGCGTTAATTTGGGGAACCAAATCTTGAGCGGTCGCTTTTGCAACGATGATGTGAGCTGCTAGCAATTCAGGCCAAGCATCTTGCAAAGTAATTTGAAATGCACCAGTGCCTGTACGAGCAACAGAAGCGCCGAGGATGTTATTTGCTGTAACACCACCCGAGCCGGTTGCAACCGTCACAGAACCGGCAAGCACGTTTACTTTATAATCAAGAGCCTGCACGTTTTTCATATTTCGATCTGCCATTTGAATCTCCTTCGAAAAAACTCGGGAGGACTTAAAGTCCCCCCGAAAGTTTTAATTAGCTAGCCAGTGACACTCGGGCATTGTAGCCGGGGGCGCTACATGCGAGCTGGGCATAGTAACCAACCCGAACCTCGACCGCATCGGAGCTTGCTTCTCTAAGCATTTTGTTTCCATCGGAATCCAAAATACGAGGAGCATCGCCGAGGCTATAAAGACCCCAGGTGTCCATTTGAATGAAGTAAGCAACAGCGGCAGGACAGTTTTGATCGCCGATGCAAATGACAGGCTTCTTGTTTCCATCAATCATGACGCCTTTGAAAGAAAGTTTGGCTTCGTATCCAGCATCGACATCGACGTATTGGACTTTCGATCCAAGAGCTTTCTTCAAGTTCGACAAGTTAGCAAACGACATGAAGCAGTAATCAGGGCTTCCACCTTCTCGCTCAAGAAGTGAAAGACCATCAACAAGAGCTTCTTCGATAGGTTGTGAAGAACCATCATAACGAACGCCACCCAATCGAGTAGAATCCGCAGTACGGTCAACACCGAAGAACGAGGTTGCAGTCACAGAGGAAGGCAACCAAGCATCGAGACCTTTTACTTTTTGGTTCAAGTCACCTTCAACGAAGATGTAATCTTGTGAGGTCAAACCCGTAATGGTGTTCAAGTTAGCAGACACAACCATGGATCCAGCGGATCTGTTGATGCTGTTAACGGTCAAAGGACCACCGGCTCGTGTCGCAGACAAGTCACCAGTAAAGTTGATTTTCATTCCAACTTCGAAGTTAACGATGTCTTGAGCGGTCGCAAGAGTCAAAGTCGTACCGGTAACGGTAGCGTTGATTCGACCAATCGCACCGGTTCCATCTCGGTAAAGAGCGGTTGCCAGTGATCGAGTAGCGGCTTGAATAGCTCCGTCAACTTCAACAGTAACGGCTTTCATGAAAGCGCCACGATCGTTTTGTGAAGCTTCCAGAGTTTCGTTATCGATCGAAGCCAGAGAGTAATCTTTGCTACGAGTAATTGTGAAACCTTTGAGGTTTGAGTTGTTTTTATTGGCTTGCGCAGTTGAGAACGCAGCGGAACGACCTGTGGGGTTACCATAGATAACAGGCACAGGCATGTTCGCACCAACGAAGTCAGTGTATTTGGGCAAAAGAGCCAACATGGGGTTATTCTTATAAACGAGGTTTTGCATAAAGCCCTTGGTGTAATACTGCTTCAGGGCTGGTGCAAAACTTGTGAGATCTAATGACATTCTAAATTCTCCTAAGTGTTGAATCTAAGTAGAGCTGCGGCTTCTTTCAGACGCTCTTCTCTAGTTAGCTCTCGCTCTATTCGAGGCGAGCTTGTTGTTGTGTTTGTGAGTGTAGTTCGCTCTTTTGGTTCAGCCTTAGCGACAGGTTCTTCAGCCTTAGATTCAATCAAAAACTTAGAAGCCAATTTGGATTTGTACTTGTTCGTACGGGTGAGGCGAGCTGCATCTTCCTCTACCTTTTTTTCGAGATACGATTCAACCAGGTCTGCGGCATCTTTCAGTGAAAGAATGCGGCCAGTCTGCTCGTAATGCTCTTCGATAGTATCATACACTAAATCTGTGGCTTGATAAGCTTTCGTTATCTCATGTTCAACCGACGTATCGAGGAAAGATCCGATTTCGGCTTTAAAGGAGTTTACAGCATACTCTTCTTGAGCCTTACGCTGCGCCGTTTCCTTTTCTTCATTTAGCTTTCGATAACCGCCGAGTTCATTTTTGAGATTTTCTAATTCTTGCTGAAGGGCAAGTAACCGATCATTTTCCCGATCACCAGAAAGAGCCTGTGCTGTAAGGTCTTCAAATGAGATTCCTTCGGACTTAAGTTGATTAAGGGGGTTTTTTCTAAGTCCATCTTTCCAGGATTTAAGGGCTTCATTTTCTCTTCTAATTTGCTCAAGCTCGTCTTTAATGGCTTTTTGAGCTGCTTTTTCTTCTTGAAGCTTGCGCTCTTTTTTAGCGAGCCAGTTAAGTTTTTTGGTGAACTCATCGTCTTTTGGCAGTTCTTTAACTTCTTCTTTGGGCTGTTCGGCTGCTGCATTTTGTTCCCCCTCTGGAGCAGGCGTTTCCGTTGTTACGGGTTTTGTTTCGGTTGTTTCTACGGTTTGCGAAGCTTCGGACATGAGTCCCTCCTCTTAAGCGATTGGTGGTTGAGCCGTCGGCAAGGGCAGCATCTCACTAACGGGCGCTGATTCTGGAACTCCTAAAGGAGCTGGAACAGCGGGTGCTTGTGTAAGCCCCAGCATAGCGGTTGCTTCCTCGATCCATCGGCGAAGTAGTTCGAGTCGTTCTTCAGGAACTTTATTGAGCTTGGCTCTTAAATAAGCGCTTTGACATTTTTGGATGCCGTATTGCAGATTCTGCAAAGGCTCGGGCGGTTGATAGATACCCTTTTTCACAATGTTGTCGATCATCGATTGAATGTCCTCAACGGCGGCATTGGCTAGGGACATCGTGTTTTCCAGATCAGGGAAATCGAGCAATTTAAGGCCATCTTCACGAGATATAAATCCAGCCTGCAAAAGCTCTTGAACATCGGCGAGTCGTCCTGCTGGGGTTTGAGAAAGCGACGACGTTGGGAACAGTCGCATAATGTAGGCGTCTTCATCTAAATCGACTTCTTTCCAGTCAATCTGCTCAATGCCTTTTCGATTCGGCACCTTAATTTTTAGTGAGCCATATTCTTCCGCAAT